TTCAATACGATACAACGCTTCCTCACGATAGCGAGCAAAGCCAAGTACGCCGTACCAGCCCATTGGGCGGAAGCGCATCAACTTGTCGGTTACGTTACCGATAACGATGTGTGGTTCTTCTGCAACGGCTTCAGCAAGTGCTTGCTGTCCGCAGAGCAGAGTATCAAATACGCGAGTTACTGGAGTTACAGTTACAGTTGTTGTAGCGGTAACAGCAGCGGTGTTTGCAACGCTTACAGTGATTGTCGTGGTATCGCCAGATGTGGAGATAGCAGAAATCTTAGCAGTTGATGCAATGCCTGTTCCGGCAATCTTGTCGCCAACTTCTGCACGAGAAGCAATTACTGAAGACGAAGCAACACCAAAGGTGAAGCCTGCTGAAGTACCTGCAACAGTTACAGCGGTTGTAGCAAGAGCAGTCTGGTCTGCGCCATCCTTAGCATTTGGGATACGTGAAGACTCAACGAAGAATGCACCTTCGTAATCTCCGATTTCGCCTGCCCAAATCTTGTCAGCAGCAGGAGCAGTTTGTGCGTGAACGAAGTTCCAGCCCAAGTTACCTGATTCTGCACGAAGGTCGTGTGATACTTCTGGGTGAATACCGCACCAGTAGTATGAACCACGGCGAGCCTTTGCCTTATTAGCACGTAACTTAGCAACAGCCTTGCGGATATCTGCTGAGTCAATTGTGTCAGAAGCGGTAAGAGTTGCAGTAGATGTACGGCTTCCACCGTAAATTACATTTTGTCCACCAACTAGGGTTGTTGATACAACTGCATCAATAGAGTCAGCAAGGTTATATGCAATGATATTTGCAATTGCTGGGTCTACGTCTGCAAGTGAGAACAACTCAAGAGCGCGGGTTACGAGGACAGCATTACCGTACTCATTAAGAGTAATGGTAACTGATGTCGGTGTAGACAGTGCTACTGCATCTGGGTCAACTGTTTCAGATAGAGTAGATGTCTTTTGGTCTAGGTCAACATAGCGTTGTAGAACAACTGTTGAGCCTGGAATTGACTGACGGGCAGGACGCTTGTCTGCGACAGAACGAAGTAGTGGTTCTGAACGGAGAGCAAACTCTAGAAGACGGTCATACGCCTTCTGTACTAGACCTGCACCACCAACGGTTCCACCTAAAGAGGTAGAGCCTGTATCTGTGTATGCATTTGCCATTTGTTTGCGTCACCTCCAAGTGACTATGAACGGATTAGGAATTGCGTAGAAGATTCATTAAATCATCTATAGAGTCAGCATTTTCTAGTTGTCGCTCTATATCTACGGCTTTATCAGGAGCAATTCCGCCTTGTGTAATGATGTCTTGCTGACGTAATGCAGCAAGGTCTTTCTGCTTATCTTCTAATTCAGACTGTGGTTTATAGCCAATTAAGTCACCGTTATCACGGAGCCAAGAATCAATAGATTCCTCAGTGGCATCTTCCACATCTTTAAGTATTAGACGAGCAGCCTTAGCGTTTACTCCCTTTTTTGCTAGGACTTCAGAGACTGTTCTTTCTTTACGTTCCTTGAGAAAACCCTCAAGTTGTTCGGAAAGTTCTTTGATGCGTTTCTCATCAGCGCGCTTGGCTTTTCTTAGTTTTTTAACTAAGTCATCGCCAGTTAATTGATGGTCAGGCACATCCTGTTCATCATCTTCTTCATCCCAGTAGTTGTTGCTCATAGCAACCACCCTTTCTATTTGTAGTTAGTCGCAAGCCACAATTCCATTCAGGGGTAAATGGGTTGGCTCTTGCTACCAGTCTCATACACCGTGTGGGGCTGGTCGGTCCACATCGGGATTCTTATATTTGTCCGCCTGCTGCGCTGCCAAGTGAGGTTCTACCTAAACCGCTAGAACCACTAAATGCTGCCACTTCACGGGCTGCTAATGAACGGCGTTTACGCTGAGCAGAGGCAAGACTATTAAATACTTCTTGTTCTGCTTCGGCAATTCCGTATTCATCCAATACTCCAGAGTAAATCTGAGATAGTTTTTCAGATGTAGGAAGGATATCTGCAATAGTTGCATAACCCTTCTGTGCTTCTGCTTGTGTAATACCTTGTGCTGCAAGTTGTTCAGATACTGCAACTCCAGCCTCAAGTCCTTGTAGTCTGGCTGCTGCTCCAATTTCTGCTGCAGCAACTTGACGTTCAATCTTAGGGAACTGTTGATTAGGGTCAAGAACATAAGCAACAAGGTCAGTATTACCAATACCATAAAAGTCACGTAGCGTAGAAAGAACTGATGGGTCTGCATTCTGCACTCGCTGAACAGCGGTAACAACACGGCTAGATAATTCAGCGGTAGATACATCATTGGCAATAAACTGGCTTACATATTCATCACTATCAAAAGTCTTTAAGCCGTATGCTCTTAGGACTTGACGATAACTATCCTCAAGACCTAGATATTCTCCTGGGCTAAGGACCGTTAAGCCCTTCTTAATACGTTCCTGATTAGCCTTAAAGCGTTGTTTATATTCTTCTGTCTCCTGCAGTTGTAGCGTAATGGTGGATTCAGTAGCACCACCAATAGCCAACTCTCTAATCTTAGGAACCAAAGTTCCTAGACCGTACTTGTTAAATCTTTCTGTTAATACAGCAATAGCATTCTCTGCTCGCTGACGCTCTACTTCTTCTGCAGCCTTTTGAGCATCTATTCTTGCTTGCTCAGCCTGCTTGTTCATAGCATCTAACTGCTTTTGTAATTGGTCAACCAAATTAAGCATATAGTTATCTTCGGTTGTTGTTCCAACCTTTTTGCCATATTGCGTGCTAGGTATAGTAATTGGTTTACTTAAAGCCTCTAGTTGTCCCTGCAAAGTTTCATAAGGCTGAATAACTTCAGACTGTTGTTTTTGAACTGAAGCAGCAGTAGTCTGTAAACCACGCTCTGCGCTTTCGCCACCACGGGCTTTTAAAGTCTGAGTTAAATCAGCACCAATTCCTACAATCTTTTGAGCCTGTTCTTGCAGTGGGGCTAATCTTGCAATCTCAGCATTGGCAGCATTTAGCGCCTGAATACGTGCAGTTTCTTGGGCTACCGCAGCATTAATCTGTTTCTGATTAAGAATCTCTTGTTTCTCTATTGGCATTAGGCTAGACCCCAATCTTTAAGAACCTTCAAACTAAGGTTGTCAAAAGTATCTCTGGCATTTTTTGTATAAAGCCATTGGTCTTTGCTTCTTGCTATTTTTTCCGCCTCCCACAAAGGAATTACTTCTGGCTTATTAGTTGTTGGATTAATATAACCAACTAGTTCTTTAAATACTGGGTTGTTATTATCAATAGTGTCCACATCTACTTCATAGGTATTAGCAATCATTTGCTTTAGTGCTGAAGTCTGCATAGCAAAACTACGACCAGACTCAATACCTGAGGCATAGGCTGGGTATGCGGACATAGCAAAACCCTTTATTTCCTGCTGTACATCTTCCGCTGTTAATACTCCAGCAAATAATCCTTCAGAAACTTTATCCCAATATGCTTTAGGTAGAATGTTATTTATACCCTGGTCATCCGCAACACTCTTTAATTGGTTGACTAAACCTAATGTGCTACCACCAATAGCGCCAAATGCGCCTGAGTCAAGGATTTTAATATCTACTTGTAGGTCGCTATCTCCAGCAAGATATGAAGACTCCAATGTTTTAAAGATAGCAGGAGTCATCCTAATACCTTTATCTGCCAATCTTGCTACCTGCGCTTTAGTCCAAGCATCATAATCTTGAGCATAAACACCAGGTCTTGTTTCTTTATTGACCTGTCGCTGCGCTGCTACATCTGTAAGATTTTGATAATAACCTGTATTAAAATACTCCATACGAGCCTGGGCTATATTGCCTGCAGCAAACAAATCAAATATCTGTTTTAATTCAGGGAAAGCATTAAACAATGATTCATTAATACCCATTGCCAGTGCTTGGGCAACGCCCGCCTGATTATAACTTGAGTAGTCGCTCATACTACATCGGCTCCTAGGGAGTTAAGGAATGCTAGGAAGTCAAAGTTAGTTTTATATTTCATAGCATCTGGACGTTGTTCTTTAATTCTGCCTGGTAATTCAGCCTCAAGTTGTGCCTGAGTAAATCCTTTAGTTGTTTTACGGACCATTTCTCCGTTAGCCTTAGTAACGGTAGTTAAAGTACCTTCTTTAATCTGCTTCATATAGCGGTCTGTCTCTTGCTTTAAGAAGGCATCATCAATAGCCATATCGGTTGTCTTTGAATAAACATCTTTAACCAATGCTTCAATGACATCTCTGTCTACTAGATTAATATCACGGACAGGTAGGTTTTCTTCTCCGCCACCTAAAGCAGAACCAAGACCAGTAATCCAACTATTAAAAGGTGCAAACTTTGTTTGACCTTCTATTGTGTACTTTTGTACTTCAGTTAGCGAGTAGTTTCTACCAGCCTTAAAGATAGCATTATTAAGTGCTGTTTCATTTTTTGTTTTGTAATCTGTCTCGCTTAAGAAGTTCTTTTCATATAAGGCTTTACGTAAACCTTCAAGGTTGCCCCTATACATTTCTTTTGCTTTAGCAATTAACTGAGAACCATACAGTTTTGAGAATGTATAACCATCTGGTCCCACCCAAAAGAAAACTTCAGGTCTTTCAATCTCAACGCCTTTTTTATTTCTAACACTTTCGTAAAGGATTAGGTCACCGTTTTGGTCGGTGCCTATCATTAACTGTCCGCCTTTACCACCTACTGCTCCGAAATACCTATTTAAATCCTCTAGGTGTTTCTTCATAAAGGAAGCGTTTTTTTCAGACCTACTCTTGGCTTCTTCTGGCGACTTATCTACCACCGATGACTGCCCTTTCTACTGATGCTCCCAATGCTTCACGAGAGTAGTTGTTTAATAACGGTACGAATACCAAGCGCGTTGCTTCTTTGATTGCAGGGTCAAAGGCTAACTCGCCAAGAATTGTTAGTACTTCTTCTTTCTTGCGCTTTCTATCATCACTAAAGTTGTATCCTTGTTTGTATAAAGGATTATCTGAGTAGTCAATAAATGATTGAACTTGATTAATTGCAAGACGCATAGCAGCCCTAGTATCATTAGACATAGGTGCCGTTGGGTCGTTAATTGCACCCTTTAAGTCACGCATCATTATGCGTAGTTCACCCTTAGATACATTGTTATCCAACATATCTTCTAACTCTGGGTTAGATATCAACAAAGAAGATTGTTCATCATTTGCAAGGGCTATTAACTTTTTGCGTTCGTTATAGTCACGGCTAGATATCAACTTATTGTTTAGTGATTCATCTATAGCAAAGTATTTTTCTTTATCTACTGCTACTTGTACCTTTTGTAGATAATCTCTAAAGTCTGCTCGGTCAATTAAGCCTTGTGACTCTAACCAGTTATACATATCTGGGTTGTATTCACCAGACATAGGAGCAAAAACATAGGCTACGCCAGACTGTTCAAAGTTCTTAATAAATCTCTGATTGGTTTCTGCCCAATTCTTTACTTCGTTAGTCTTGGCAATTAGAACTCTGTATTCTTTGCTTGTCTTAGGAATTGTATAAACAGCCTTACCTGGATTCTTGCCAACAAACATAGCCACTGCTAGTTCAAATGGGTTAGCAACATCTGGGTCAGCCTTAATTACACCCTGATAAACATCCCAGAATGCACTGCTCCAAGTGCTAATACCGTTAGCCTTAATAAACTCTGGCAACCCTTTACTATCCTTAAGACCTGGGTATGCAGGGCTAAGGAACAGACCTATTAGGCTTTGTCCTATGGCAATATTGCCAGCAGCCGTCTTAATATTATTAAGCCAACGTGTCTTTTCTTTGTTGTTTGCAAAATCTGGTATGCCATTACCAAAGGCTTCTGTATAAGAGATAGCCTGATAAACATAGTTAGCCTTTACTCGGTTCATATCTCCTGGTGGAACTAAAGCATCCCACGCTGAAGTAGCCAACATAGGAACAGCCATTCTTAGGGCTTCACCTATTTCAGTATTTCTACCAATATGACCCATTGCAAAAGTATCTAAATAGTTTGCTGCTTCAGTGGTCCAAGGATAAATTTCATCTTCCCAATTATCTGGCAAAAATGCGCTAGCAATTGGTAGGTCTCGTAGTAAATACTTAAGTCCAGCAATGCTTATACCAGCCAAAGGTCCAGCAAATGCTGGCTGTCCCGCATCTGGTGAGAATGATGGATTAATAAGTCTAAACTTAAAAGCAAATTCGTTAAAAGTACCAACTTTGTAGTCAACATTAAATAGACTTAGCACTCTTGATGTTGCAGCATTCATAACTATATCTGTAGGTATAGTTAAATAGTCGTCCCCATTTTCGTCAGTATAAACTGAACCGAAGTTTTCTAAACCATAGTGCAAAAGACGCATACGCATAAGGGCTCTAGGTCCTTCATTAGCGTAAAGTCTGTAAACACGGCGGTGGAAATCCTCAGTAGCACGAGCAAAACGTCCCATATGCTTGATGGATAACGAAATATTAGAACGGATTGCTGGATTATCAACAAACTCAAGAACAGAATTGGTAGCCATATTGACTGCAATGTTGGTTACAGCCTTATCTGCTGCTTCGTCTGCATATTTTCTAGCAAGTTCTGGACTTAACTTAGGATTTGCATCTAGCAAAGCAGTGTAATGACGGTCTGAAAGCATCTTTTCATATGGTTGTAAATCTTTAAATGCTTTATTGACAGCAACTCTCATAGCAGGTAGGCGGAAAAATCCTGTAACCTGACGGTCCATCATTTCAAGAACCTTGTCTGGATACTTTTCTACCCACTTATCAATGGTACTTAAGTCATCTTTTAAACCTTCTAGGTCTATTGTTTTACCGCCAGAAACCAAACGGGTATTTACATAGCCAGAAGATGGACGCATACCAATAGTAGCCTCATCAAATTCTTTCCAAGTAAGGTTATTGGCTGCTCTTGACCAGGCATTAGATACTGGCTTACCTTGTCTTGTACCAGCCTTAATAACTTCAGAATACTTTTTCTGCATTAAAGCAAAAAGATTTTCATTAAATCCTTCTGCACTACCGTGAAAAGCAAAACGCATATCATTAATCATACGCTCCGCGTAGATACGGGCTATCTCAGCATCTGTTAAATTCTTTTGGCGATAGTAAACAGTTTCGCTAAAGTTAGATAAAGCACTCTTTAAAGTATCTGCATCTAGGACATCATACAAATCTGTGGTTTCATTGTATGTAGCACCCATCTGCTCCATAATTTCAGTACGTGCTGAATCAAAGTCAAAGTCAGTCTTTATACCGTTGTTTTTGTAGAAAGAATCTACTGGGTTCAAGTATTTCTTTTCAGAAATTTTTAGTTGGTTATAGCCAAATCTAAGAACAAAATTATCCCACATAGCAACGCCAAGTTCAATATCATTTAACTTAGCAACTTCTCTAGGGCTATATTGGGCTGAACGTTCTAGTCCCAACTCTTTAATGAATAGACTTAACTGGTCTACGCTAAAGATAGTTTCATAAAACTCTCTGTCAATTTTACCTGTGACTAGGTCACGGGCTCCCATTGCTGACATAAGGCTGTCAGTAAAGTTAGAGTTATTGCGGAATAGTCGCTTCCAATTTTCCCATTCTTCGCCATCCACTTTAAGGATATCTTCAATACGAGAAAGGATTTGCTCTTTAATAATAAGTGGTTGAATTTCCGACATAGGAACTTCATAGCCAACTTCTTTTGAAAGACCCTGACGAACAGACTCTGCTATTTCTGCTCGCTCTCCAGGGCTAAGGACTTTTCTTGGGTCTATTGGTCTACCATCTTTAGTCCATCCACGCTTATTTGCTAACCAGTAGAGTGAACCTTTCCAAGGTCCAATAGCCTCACTGCTACCAGTAACAGCCTGCATTCCTTTAATATCTTTTTGGAATTTGCTAGCAGCCAAATCAAGAACATCTACTAGTGGCTTTGTTAATAGATAGAAGAAACCTTCATCAACGTTAGTTCTAATACCTAGACGCGGAGCAAGAGTATATGCAGCCCAGTTATTGTTATACTTACGCATAAAATTACTACGGCTAAAACCATTAAACAATGTAATAAACTTTTTAGCAGGAGTTGCTTTACCCAATTTATCTAGGTTGGCGCTAGCAGACAATTGATAAATCATTTCAAATGGTAGTTGCTTAATACCCTTTGCTAACTGAGCAGGTTCAATAGCGCCACCCGCTGCCAAGGTTGCCTGACCATTGTTGATGTTATAAGCCATTGGGTGCATCCGTGAAGCAATGCTGTCGGCTATAGGCAAGTCAGGGGCTGCAGCAAAACCAGCCTGCTCATTAAATGTCTGTCTGAGAATGTTTGTGATTTCTTCTTCAGGAACATTAAGCCTTTTCATAAAGGCATACTGCATATTACGGATAGCAGTTAACTGAACATCTATAGGCTCATCAAGTAGCATTAGTGTTACTGCGTTAGCAATATTCTTTGGTAATACAAGGTTAGCGGTATTGCGAATATTGTCGGCAGTTTCAACCGCATTGTCGCCAAGTCTGATTAAACCTGGAACTCGGCTAAAGGATGTACCTAATTTGTAGGCTAATCTTCTACTCTTTTTGACATCCTGTTGTAATGCAAATAGGTCATCAATTTGAGGATTGAGAAGTTTGTTTTCTTCATCTGCTACTTTGGTTACGATAGACATAGCCTTTTGAGCGTCTGCATCACCCTTTTGTAAAATCTCTTTAGTAGTAATATCTACTTCGCTAGTTGGATTAAATACAGAGTAAGCAACTCTGTGCATAGCCGAAGTTAAAGTTCTAGTCTTACGGGCATAAGGGATACCATTACGGCGGAATGAAATACCATTAACTCTGCCGTTAAGCAGTAAGTTAGCATCATCTACTTTAGTAAAGAATTCTTTTGCGCTAGCAGCGTCAAAGGCTTTAATCTCACCCGTAGTTAATGTCTTTATAACAGAGTCGTTATACCATTCAGGGAAATCAAATTTAATAGACTCAAGAACAGAAGCCTTAGCAGTAGGAGATTCAGCCTCACTATAAGCCTTTAGTCTTGGACCTAACTGTTTATCCCAAAGAGTCTTAACTTCTGGCTCATTAAACAACCAGGCATAACCTTCTTCAACGCCTTTACGGTCAGATACAAATTTAAACTGTTCTGCTAATTGCTGTCCTCTTGTTTTAAAGGCAGACATTTGTAGCGCTTCACGAACACCTACACGAATTCCGCCAATACCTTTTGCTGTTAGTTTAGCAACGGCTGGTAGACCTAATCCAATATAAGTAAGTGGGTCAATAAAAACTGTATAAAAACCGTCAATAACTCCAGAGAATTCTTTTTTAACTCTTATTTCTTCAGCCCTGGCAAACTTTTGTCCTTCTGCACTTTCTAACTTAACACCTTTAGGAAGTACAATTCTTGGTTCAACACCTAGTAATCTTTGTGCTACGCCAGCCCAATAGTTACCGTCTTGTATTTTTCCAAAGAAACCAGAAGTTGCTGCAATATCTCTACCTGGAGATATTTGAGCATCTATTTTTAGACCCTCTTTAATTTCATTAAACTTATTAGGTTTGTCAAACATAAAGACAATAGCCTGCATAATTTCTGGGTCATCAGGATTACCGTGAAGTTCAATGGCTTCTCCGATAGTTCTACCCTCAGCCATTGCTCTAGCAAGAGTAGTTAGGGCTACACCATAGCGCTGCTCATAAGCATCTACTTTGTCCCACTTCCAGTTATTCTTACCATCATAAATATCTTTAATAACGCCTGAACTAAAATCAGCGCGTTTAGTAACTGGTAATCCTAAAGCCTGTGCTTGTGCTGCTTCTTGTGTTTGACGAAGTGTAGGATAAGGAGTCTTAGTTCCTTTTTCCCAGTTTTCTAAAGCAGCAAGAGTTTTCATAAATGGGCTTGCAACAAATCGTACTGGGAATGTAGCCGCTTTTAAAAGATGTCCTACTACTTCTTTAACTAATCCTTGTTGCGGTTCAAAGGCTTTATTGTTAGGAAAGAAAAATCTAATGTTCTCTTGCACCTTTGGGTCTAACTCAAGAAACTCTCTACGTGCAGCAGTTCCGCCAAGTCTTGTTAACTCTAAACCTTTTTTGTATTGCTTGGACCACTGATTAAAAAGTCTAGACTGTTGTGGAGACAGCCCTGAAATTCTTGCAGCATTGTAAAGATTAGGGCTAAGTTCGGCTACGCTAGGGTCAATATACTCTGGCACTATTGAACGCCTCTTTCAAGCATAGACTGAAATATCAAATCAGTTTCTCCGCTTGGGTCATTCTGTGCAATTTGTCGTAGCACTGTAAGAATTGTTGGTTGCGTATTTGGCAACTGAATAACAGTTGAGTTAGGACCAGGACCAAAATCAACACCAGCAGTAATTGGTTCACTAGGACGTTGAGTAGGTGCAGTTAATCCAACAACTGAAGGTAGACCATCAATAGGTGCAGTACCTGCCATTGGTGCTGAAACTTGCTGAGCATAGGTTTGCTCTCCCTGACCATATGGAAGTCCAGGAATATATCTAGCAGCCTGAGTTCCATTCTGTCCGTTACCGCCTGTAGCAGAAATATTCATAGGACTATTTTGCGGAGCGGTTGGTCTAAATCCACCTTTTGCCATTAGTCGTCATCCTCATCTTCGTCCAGATATCTTTTGATTTCATCTTCAGTCGGTGAGCGATACTCTACCCAGTTTGGATAAGATGTTTTATCCATAACAAAACTTAGTGCTAGTTCTGATTTAAATCCTGCTTTAAGCAAAGATTTATAATATTCATTAAGCCAAATGCAATACATTTCAAGTGCCGTATATTCTTCGTTCTCTACGGTTTTAGGTTTACGGCTCCGTGGTGCTGGTTTCTTTTTACGCGGTGCCATTTACTACCTCCGTATCGCTGTCCTGGCGCTTGCACTTCCTTGTCCACCTGAAGTTAAACTACTTAACAAAGTTTGTAGCGTTGGTTGTGGAGAGCCTCCTGCTAGTGCAGCGGGAGCAGGGGACGGTTGCTCAACCATAGGGGCACCAGCAGGAGGTAATTCTTGTGGAGCAAAGACTTCTTCAACAGCGTCTTCAATTGCTACACCCTTTTGCCGTGCCTTAATTACATCAGCAACCTTCTTGATAATGTCAGATGGGTCAGAACCATTGACTGCCATCTGAGGTATGGCTTGGGTGTAAGCCTGTAAAGATTGAACTAATGACTTACGCATATTCTCAATCTCAATTTTTTCTTGCTCCTGTGTTACGTTAATGCCGAATGGCAATTCACGCATAGCAAGGTCTGTTGAGATTAGTCCGCCCCCAAGCGCTTGCAACATAAAAATCAAACCTTGTGCTGGATTAAGACCAGCCAACATTCCGTAGCGGACATCAGCAGAATAATCTTTCTTAATGTCTTTACTTGGTTTGTAGGTAATCTGGTATGGGCTACCAGCATCTACACCACGGATAGTCTTTTCGTAATCAAAGAAACTCTCATCTACTTCAAAGCAGAC